AATGTAAGTTTTGTAGGAACTTCATTCCAACCTGATTTAGTTTGGATAAAGCGAAGAAGCAGCACAGAAGACCACGCTTGGTTTGACTCTGTTAGAGGCGTTCAACAACAAATATCAAGTAACTTAACAGCAGCAGAATATACTACCACAAATGCTGTAAGTTCTTTTGATTCTAATGGTTTTACTACAGGAAATAATGGGGCGACCAATGCCTCAAGTCAAACCTATGTTTCTTGGATGTGGAAAGCAGGAGGAACAGCTGTCAGCAATACTGATGGTAATGTTACAACAACAGTAAGTGCAAATGTTGACGCGGGGTTTAGTATTGTAAAATATTTTGGTGGCAATATTAGTAATACCTATGGTCACGGATTAGATTCAGCCCCTGAATTAATTATTATAAAGAATTTAGATACAGTAAGAGATTGGTCAGTTGTAGGTACGGCATTAGGTGGTGATGGTGGTGACAGATTAGTTTTAAATGATGGGGGTGCTAAAATTACAACCACAGGATTATCTGGTACTACAGCAACAACATTTGCATTTGAGCATAATAATTCAATAGCTAATAGTGCTGAAAACTTTATTGCCTACTGCTTTCATTCAGTGGCGGGGTATCAAAAAATAGGGAGTTATACAGGAAATGGTTCTACAACAGGTCCTATTGTAACATTAGGATTTAGACCAAGATTTATAATGGTAAAAGTAACTTCTATTGCTGATAACTGGACTATTTGGGATAATGTTAGAGAAGGTGGTGATGATATTGACCGAATATTAACACCTAATACTGCAAATGTCGAAACTGCTGATGGTTTTGGAAGATATGATATTACATTGTCTTCTACAGGCTTTCAAATAAAACAAACAGATAGTCAAATTAATAGCAATGGACAAACATACCTATATTTAGCAATAGCATAAACAATGATTATTAATCAAATACTAGAAGGGTGGGGTAATTTAATTAAAGACAAATTAAATTCTTTAGACCCAACAATTAAAGCTGTGGCAACTATAAGACTTAGCCATTGCGACAAATGCCCTATAAGAAAAAACAACACTTGTGATCCTTCGGGTACAATTGAACATATACAAACCAAAGAAACAGTTAAAGGCTGCGGATGCAATATAGCAGCTAAAACATTATCCATGCAGGCACAATGTCCAGCCGGTAAATGGTAACCAAAATATGTAATATAACATATAACCAATTAATTATTTATTAACCTAAAAACCAAAAACATGACGTATTTTTATTACAAGACCAATTCGTGGTCACAGCACAGCGAAAACCAAATCCCAAAAGAAACCTTAGAACTATGGGAAAGGTATACCGACAAAAAGCTATGGAGAATAACAGAATTACATAACGGTTATTACCAAGCTGAATGGAAAGATTTTGACGACCAATGGAAAGGCGTTACAAGAAGAGAAACAATAGAAGCCGCTGAAAAAGCAATTGATTCTTCAATTGAACACTATGCTAAAAAAATCAAATTAGCCGACGGTCCGGTTGTTGTAAAAACTTTTGAATAAACTTAAATCAATTTAATTTAATGGAATTTAATCATCCGAGTGAAATTGTTAAAACTCTTAGTTTTGGCAATGAAGCTCAAAGTAAAATTATGGCTGGAGTTGAGAAGCTCGCTGAAGCTGTGTCATCAACTCTAGGTGCATCGGGCAAATGTGTTATATATGAAGACATGCTTGGAAAGCCGATTGTTACAAAAGACGGAGTGACTGTTGCGAATAGTGTGGTGTTAATGGATCCAATTGAAAACATTGGCGCAACCCTCGTGAAAGAGGCAGCACAAAAGACAGTGAAGGAAGCGGGCGATGGTACTACAACTAGTACTGTCCTCGCACACTCCATTTTAAAAAGTTATGTTGCTAAAGAAGTAGCTGATGCAAGAATTACAAAAGAACAAATACTAGAAGCTACTGATAAAGTAATTAATTATCTAGAAAGTTCTTCAACGCCCGTTAAGGGTGCAATGCTTGAGCACGTCGCTAATATTTCAACAAACAATGATAAAGTATTAGGTAAATTAATAGCTGATGCATATACAAAAGTTGGTGAAGGAGGCGTGGTCCTTATGGAAGAGTCTGATACTGATGAAACGTTTATAGAAATTATAGATGGTGTTCAATTTGATTCAGGTTTAAAATCTCAGCATTTAATAACTGATAAAGAAAAAAATAAAGCAGAACTTGAAAAACCGTTAATATTATTAGTTGATTCTGAAATTTCAACTATTAGAAAAATACAAGCGGTATTAGAGTATGCTATTAAAAATAAAAGATCAATACTAATTATTGGTAATGTTTCGCCTCAAGTGCAATCAGCACTTATAATGAATAAAGTAAAAGGCAACATTAAAGTAAATGTTATTGATCCACCTGGATTTTCTAACTTAAGAAGAGATATGCTCGATGACTTAGCTGCTTTAACAGGTGCAAAAGTCATTTCAGAAGAGTTAGGGGACGATTTAGATTTAATTAATGAATCAGTACTAGGTGAAGCTCAAAAGTCCGTTACGGACGACAATAACACTGTTATAACTATTGAAGAGCTAAGCGAAGAAGTTAAAGACAGAATAGATGTTATTGAAAAACAATTAAAAGAAGAAAAGAACCCTTATTTACTTAAAAAGCTTGAAGAAAGAAAAGCAATGCTTTCCGGATCAGTTGGCGTGTTATATGTAGGGGCTAATTCTAAAATTGAGCTTAAAGAAAAGAAAGACAGGGTAGAAGATGCTATCTATGCTGTAAAAGCAGCCTTAAAAGAAGGTATTGTAGCTGGTGCTGGTATTGCATTGCATAATGCTGCTGATAGTATTTCAAAAGATGGTAATCTTGGATATGAAATACTTTTTGAAGCTATTAAAGCACCATATAAAAAAATATTAGAAAATGCAGATATAGCCTATGGCCCTTATATGGATAAAGGCTGGGGTATAAATGTTGTAACTGGTAAAGGTGTTAATCTTATAAAAGAAGGTATTATTGATCCTGTATTAGTTACAAAAACAGCTTTAAAGAATGCTGTTTCAGTTGCCACAACAATATTATCAGCAAATTGTATAATTTCTAATGTTAGAGAGCAATGAAAGCTGTAAACAAATTTATTATAATTAAATCAATTAAAGAAGAAATTAAACCTAATGAATCTGGTTTAATTCTTACAGAAAAGCATCAAGATGAAATACGATATAGAAAAGCTGAAGTACGTTCTGTTGGTAATTATGTTGAAGGAATTGCTCCAGGGGATAACATATATTACGACAGACATGCTGGTTACGGCATAAACTACGACGGAGAATACTTATTAGTTATAAAAGAACAAGACGTTGTAATTGTGTTATGAGGCTTGAGTCTGATGATATTAGACGTATTGGTCTTTTTAAATATTATAGAGTAGTTAGAAAGTGGGCTTGCAAAACATACAAGCTAAATGATGCGGATCTTGAATTATTAGTTTATTTTGATTGTCTTGGGCGTTTTACGCGTAATGATTACATAAAAGGTACATATATATATTCTTGGGATAAACACCGTTGGGAAAGATTACGAAATGACGGTTGGATAGATATATATACAAAAAGAAACCATACTACAGTTAAATATAACATATATAAGGTTTCAACTAAATGCAAGCATTTAATATCGAGAATCTACAGAATATTATTAGGTCAAGAAGATTTACCTACAACAAGCAGAAGCGTGTTTAATAAAAACAAAAGCTATAGTGATAAAGTATTTAATGCAGCTATAGACAATATGCATAAAGATAAAGAAAGATAATGGGTTATAAAATGAAAAGCGATATAATGTCGCTAATACACGAAAGTAAACCTGCAATTAAAGAGAAAATGGAACCTGGTGTACACGGAGTTACACTTGATGATGGTACTATAATCATTAATAAAAATCTTTCGCCTGTACAACAAAAAATAGCAGAATCACACGAACGCGTTCACAGAGAGCAAATACTTCGTAAAGATTTAAGCTATGATGAAAATTATGTATATTGGGAAGGAACAAAGTATCCTAGAAAAGGAATGAAAGAAGGTTTTCCAAAATTAGCGTGGGAAGCCGAAGCATATAAAAGACAATCAAAAAAATAATTATTATGGATTTACCTATTACAAAAAAAGTGCACGCAGGAAAAAAATCACCTGCTCCAGTATGTGAAACCTGTATGAAACCAATTGGTAGCTGCGGGTGTAAAATGCGTGGCAACAAAAAAATAAAAAAAGATATTTTAGGATAAAAAAATAATACTTTAATTTAATTAAATGAATATAAGTGAACATATAACTTTAAAAGAAGCAATACGTTCAAATACAGCCAAAAGATTAGGTATAGAAAATATACCGTCTGAAGAAGAGTTTTCTAATATGCAAGTATTAGCTAAAACTATTTTTGAACCTCTTAGAATGCATTTTGGTGAACCTATATATATATCATCATTCTATCGTTGCAAACAATTAAATAAAGCAATTGGTGGATCTAAAAATTCACAGCATTGCGAAGGTAAAGCAATAGATATTGACGACGTGTATAGCAAAACAACAAATGCAGATTTTTTTAATTACATTAAAGACCGTTTAGACTTTGATCAACTTATATGGGAATTTGGGAATGATGAACAGCCGGATTGGGTACATGTAAGTTATAATCTTGGAAACAATAGAAGAAGAGTATTAAAGGCTATAAAAGAAAACGGTAGAACAAAATACATAGACATTACAAATGAATAATCCAATTACTTCAAGGGTGCTACGCTCTCCTTTAGATAAAAAAACAAAAGCTGAAAGGCAGGCTGCACGTGCTGAAAGGAAAGAAGCAAGACAAACAAGACGGGCTGAAAGAAAATCAAAGCCACCTGCCCCTTCTAAAAAAAAGAGTTTAGGTTATTACAATGAAGCAAAGCCGACAGGTACTGGTGCAGCTGCGGGGGGCGGTATGTCACAAAAGGGTGTAAACAAATATAAAAGAGATAACCCAGGAAGCAAATTGCAAACAGCTGTAACTACTCCGCCTAGTAAATTAGATCCGGATAGCAAAGCTGCAAAAAGAAGAAAATCATTTTGTGCGCGTTCAAAGAGCTGGACTTCTGAAAGAGGTAAAGCGGCACGTAGAAGATGGAATTGTTAATTTAAATTTTTATTATGAATACTATTACTATTATTTTAACTGTTATTTCAGTTTTATCAATTTTACTTAATTTTTATTTAATTTATCTGTATACAGGTAAAATTAAAGATAGTGACAAAGATTTAATTGCAGACTCAGTAGAAGATACTGCACAAGCAATTAAAGATAGAGCTAAACGCGTTGCGCAAGAAATGCAAGACGTTGGAGAGGCTATAAAAGAAGTTGGTAATCAATTAGGCGATTTACCATCTGCTGTTACTGGTAAAGAAAGATCTGGTAGGAAGAAAAAATAATAAATGTCAGAAACAAAAAAACCATTCAAAGAAACAGGATTAGGCAAAATATTACTTAGTGTTTTGCCTGGTGCTGTTAAAGGGGCATCAAAAATATTACCTAATTCTGGAGTGTTAGGTGTAATTAAGAATTTAATTGACACTGATCCAGATATGACAGAGGATGAAAAAGCAGCTGCTCATGACCAACTTGTTGAACTGTATCGACTAGAAGTAGAAGATAGAGATTCTGCAAGAAAGCGTGAAGCGGCTATTGCTGCATCTGGTAAAAAGGATTGGATGATGTCTTTGACTGGTATTGTTGGTTTAACTGCTTTTGCATTTTTAGTTTATACTGTTGTTACAACACAAGTACCCGAAACAAATAAAGAAATATTTATTCATATGATAGGTATTGTTGAGGGCGTAGCATTAAGTATATTCGGATATTATTTTGGATCTGCTGTAAAAAAAGACGATAAGAATGGCTAGAATATCCACATATATAAAAGATACTAATTTATCTGGACAAGATAAAGTAATTGGTACTGATTACGATAATAATAACGCAACGGTAAACTTTCCTTTAAATTCTATAGCTGAGTTTATTCGCGTTTATTTAGGAGGGTTAACATATACGTTTAATCAAGCTACACCAAATGCAGTATGGACTATTAACCATGATTTGGAAAGACATCCTTCGGTAACTATAGTAGATTCTTCGGGTAATCATATAATGGGTGAAACATTTTATCAAGACAACAATAACATAATATTAACATTTTCTGCACCTTTTGCAGGAGTAGCATACTTAAACTAATAAAAAAATGGCATTAAATTTTTTAAATAACATTGATTTAAATAAAAATCAAGTTCAAAACGGGGTTATACACGTATTAGGTACTGCTCCTTTAAATCCTGTAGAAGGACAAATTTATTATAACTCTACAGATAAAAGATTGTATTTCTTTGATGCAACAAATTGGATTGATGCATCTGGAGATATTAAAAGTGTTACAACTACTACAAGTGGTCAAATAACAGTAACAGATCCTAATGGACCAAATCCATCAATTGCAATTGTAACTGGAGCTATAACCTCTGGAGGAACTGCTTTAGCAACTGGTGATCAAATTTATACCTACGTTACAAATAGTATTAGCAATATTTCTTTTACTGTTCAGGGTACTACAAATGAAATTGAAGTAACTAATGGAACTGTAGGCGATGGTGATACTGTAACTATTGGATTACCTGATGATGTTACTATTGGTAATGATCTTACTGTAACAAATGATTTAGATGTAGATGGTAATGTAACTTTAGGTACAACAACCGCTAATACAGTTAATATTGCTGGTAATACAGTAATTGGTGGTGATTTAACAGTACAAGGTACTACAACATCAGTTAATTCAAATATAGTTAATATTGGTGATAATATAATCACTTTAAACGCTGATGAAACAGGTTCACCATCACAAGATGCTGGAATTGAAGTTGAACGGGGTACAGCAGCAAACAGAAGTTTACTTTGGGATGAAAGTGCTGGTGAATGGGTTATTCAACAAGCAACTGGTAATTACGAAAGGATTGCTACATATGCAGATTCTATAGAAGATGTCACTGTACAATCTTCTGCAGGAAGCGGTATAACAGTTACAGAAACATTATCTGGTACAGACAATAGAATTAAAACATACGACCTTGAACTTGTTTTAACTGATTTTACTTATAAAGCATCAATAGGTGATGGATCTAGTCTTACTTATGACGTTACACACAATTTTGGGACTAGAGACGTAATTGTACAATTATATGATGCGTCATCTTATGACACTGTTTATGCAGATGTTGTTAGAACAACAACTAATTATGTAACAATTTCATTTGCAGTAGCTCCTACAACAAACGATATAAGAGTACTTATTACAAAACTATAATATAAATTATGGCTAATCGTTTCTTAAATAATATAAGAATAAACGATGAGTATACACTGCCCGCACAGGACGGTACTGCTGATCAGGTAATAGCAACAGACGGTGCTGGTAATTTAAGCTTTGTTGATGCTGCTGTTGCTACAGCAGATTCCAATCTTGTATATTACAATGTAAAAAACTCTTCGGGATCTACAATAATTAAAGGTAAAGCAGTAAGAGCAGTTGGTACAGATGGAAACTCTGGGCATATTCTTATTGATGAAATGGTTGCTGATGGTTCTGTAGAATCAAAATACTTTATTGGAGTATTAGAAACAGACCTTGACAATGGAGATATTGGTAGAGTTATTCATTTAGGTGAAATTGACCAGTTTAATACTTTAGGTCAAAATGGTCAAACTTGGAATGATGGTGATGTTCTTTGGCTTGACCCAGCAAATCCTGGTGATTATACTTTAACAGAGCCTAACGGACCTAACTATAAAATAGCTGCCGCAATAGTTTTAAATGCAGCAACAAATGGTAAAATACAAGTTCGTGTACAAGCCAACGAAGGTATTCATGATTTGCATGATGTAAAACTAGGTACATTAGGAACGGGAGATTTACTTACATATAATACAACATTACAGGTTTGGGAAAATAGCGGTGATAATACTACGGCTGCTCAATTACCTTCAGGAACTACAGCAGAGCGCCCAACAGGTGTTGCTGGTATGTTTAGATTTAATTCAGATGATTCACAGTTTGAAGGATACAATGGTACTCAATGGGGTGCTATTGCTGGATCAGGTGGTGGAAGTGGTGGAAATGAGCTTTTAATACAAAAAAATGTATTTACCGCTACAGCAAATCAAACTGCATTTACAATATCATCAGCTATAACCGCATCAAGTAACACACAGGTGTATATTAATGGGGTATATCAAGCTAAAAGCAATTATACAACAAGCGGATCAACAATAACATTTTCAACAGGTGTTGCTGCAGGAGTTGAAGTTGAAATTATACATTTTATATCTGTATTATCAAAAGTTTATACAGATACGTTTACTGGAGACAATACTACGGTCAATTTCACGGCTTCTAATGACGTTACAGACGAAAACGTTACACAAGTATACATAGACGGAGTTTATCAGTCTAAAGATAATTATACGACTTCTGGGACTACTATCACTTTTTCCACCGCACCTGCAAGTGGTAGTGCAATAGAGGTCGTACATTTTACACCCGCAACTTATTCAACTTTGAATAGTAACCAGTTTACTGGTACAGGGTCGCAAACAGATTTCACTTTAACACAGTCAGTGGACGTTGATACATCTTTTGTATTTGTACAGGGCGTTTATCAAGAAAAAGACACATATTCTATAAGTGGAACAACATTAACATTTGATACAGCACCGTTGAGTGGTTATAGTATTGAAGTTATTACAGTAGGAAAAATTAGTGTTGCTGAAATAAGTATTGGTAAAGGCACAACAGCACAGCGTCCTACTTCTCCAGTTGAGGGATATACAAGATATAATACAGATACAAAAAAATTAGAATTATGGAATAGTATTGGGTGGTATAATGTAGGCCCAGACTATCCAGCAACAGCAGATTCAACATTATTAACTGCGGATTCAACATCATATAAAGTAAGCGAAACAATACATTAAAATGGCACAACAATCAATTAATATCGGAACAACCGCAAATGACGGTACTGGAGAGTCAGTAAGATCTGCATTTGATAAAACAAATGATAATTTTACTGAACTATACAATGGAGCTGGCGTAGCTGATGATTCGGTTTCTTATACAAAATTAGGAAATGAATTTACAACAGCTTCTGTATTATCTGCAAGTGATGTAGACTTTAGTACAGCTCAAGTGTTCACTAAAACATTAACTGCAAACGATACATTGACATTTTCAAACGTATCAACTGGAATGGTAAAAGACCTTGTAATCACAGGTGACTTTACATTAGCTCTTCCAGCATCAGTTAAGGTTATATCTGGAACATACGACGGGACAGTATCAAACCTAATTCAAATAGTAGCAACCAATGGTGCAACTGAACAGTGGGCATCTATAAGTCAAGAAGCAGTATAATCATGGGAAAGAAAGCAATAAATAAAAACGGTATAATAAAAGTTTACGAAGGAGTACCTAAAGTTTTATACTCTTCAACAGGAACTTATTTGAATGCATCTGCAATGACAGAAGGGCAATTAAAAGAAGCAGGATTGTTTGATGTTGTTATTCCTGATGGTTATGATTCAAGAATTCATAATTTAGGGGAAATATATTTTGATAGTGCTAATACACAATTTACTTACGACAAGACAGATAAAACTTGGTCACAAAGTTTAGATGAACTTAAAGAGCAAAAAATAGCTAACTTAAAATCATCAGCTAATTCTAAACTTGCCGAAACTGATTGGTATTATATAAGACTTACAGCATTGGGTACAGCAGTACCGCAACAAATTATAGATGATAGAGCGTCAATAATGACAACCGTATCTACAAAAGAAGCCGAAATTAATGCATTAACAACAGAAGCATCAGTTGTAACTTACGACATAAGCTTATAATATGATTGGTAAAAAATTAATAAATACAGGTGCAGAAGCAGCTTTTCTTCCATCACGAAACTTTGATACTGTAACCTATACAGGTAATGGTGGAACTCAACGTATTGGTGGGTATATAAATAGAGGTGCTGCTTTTAATGGGAGTAGTAGTAGGATAATTAATACTTCATTTAGTGCTATCACAGGAAATGCAGCTCGCTCTTATAGCGTTTGGGCGTGCACAAATGGTACAACTGCTGGAACATTAGTTAGTACTGGTCAATGGGGGACTGCAGGGTTGAGTATTGGTATTTGGTTTGACCAATCAACAGGACAATTTTATGTACAAGGGTTTACTTCTTCACACGATGTTAATCTTGGTACTTTGCCTACATTATCAAATGGATGGCATCATTTTGTTTTAACTTGGGATGGGGTTAATGAATTTAAAGCATATATAGATGGGAGCTTATTTACTACGCAAACAAAAAATGCTACTTATAATACAACTTCATATATTTCAATAGGGGAATGGTATGATGCCACACAAGGCGTTTATCATTTCAATAATAAATTAGACCAAGTAAGAATCTTTGACAAAGCATTATCCTCTTCAGAAGTAACTACTCTATATGGGGAAACTGCTACAAGTACATCTAAATCTGTAACAGATATATTTAATGATGATTCAGGGGTTGCTTTATACCAATTAGATGGTAACGCTAATGATACAGGGGGTGTAAGTGGTAAGTTTGGAAGTGCTGCTATATTTAATGGGAGTAGTAGTAGCATTGAAGTTAGTAGCCTTAATTTAAGAAATTTATTTGATACAAGCGGAGAACTTAGTATTTCTTTTTGGCATAATAGCACTTATAATGATTATGGAAGAATAATTGAATTTTCTAAAAATTTTAATATTTCATATTTTACTTTAGCAACTAAAAAAATACAATTTAATTTAGTTCAAAGTAATGGAACAAATGTGCAATTTCAATCTTCAACAACATTTTCTGATAATGTTTGGTATAATGTTTCTGTAACTTATGATAGTTCAAATATTAAAGTATATGTAAATGGTAGTTTAGACACAACTCAGTCTTATGATGGTACTATAAGAAATTTTACAGATTCTAATTATCAATTTCATACAATAGGTTCTGGAAAAAGTGTAAGTAGTGGAATATTTTTTAATTATATTGGCAAATTAGACCAATTCCGAATATATTCATCAGCATTAAGTAGTTCAGATATAACTAACTTATACAACGAATCAAGTGTACCAACTGCTAATCTTGTTGCCCACTATAAATTTGATGGAGATGCAAGAGATGAGCAACAACTATATGATGGAGCGGCTACTAACGTAATCTATGCTTATGATGGTACTGCTACAAACGTAACTTACCAAAAAGCTACAGATTTCCAACCTGATTTGGTTTGGGTGAAGGCAAGAACAAGTCCGTATTCTCATAATTTACAAGATTCAGTAAGAGGTGGGGGTCAAAGTACTGCTTTAAACCCTAACTTAACTCTTGCAGAAGGAACTTATGGTATATATGGTTTTATAGATACATTTGATACAAATGGATTTACAGTAAAGACAGGTAGCACAGGAGCGGAGCATACAAATTCAAATGGAGTAAATTACGTTGCTTGGGCTTGGAAAGCAGGAGGTTCAGCAGTAACAGGAACAAGTAGTGAAGCTACAAATGTTACAATGTCACCAAATCCTGATGCAGGGTTTAGTATAGTTAAATTTACTTCAAGTAATTCAACATCTGCAGTTATGAATTACATTTCACACGGATTAAATTCGCCTGTTGAAATGACAATTTATAAGATATTAGATGGTTCAGGAGATTGGAGAGTACAACATAAAGACTTAAACCAAGATGGTTTTTTATTTTTAAATTCAACAAATGCTCTTGGAAGTCCTACAGGACAAACGTTTTATGATAACACATCTACAGTGGGGAGTATTGGAGTAAGAAGTAACTATGCAATAAGTCGTAGTGCAAATCACATCGCCTACTGCTTCCATTCAGTGGAAAATTATTCTAAAATAGGGTCTTATACAGGAACAGGAGCAACAGGTAACTATATAGAAACAGGATTTGAACCTGCTTTTATAATGTACAAAAGAGCTGATGCTACAGGAAACTGGGTAATGCACGATAATGAAAGAAATGCAACTTCTGCTTTAAAAGCAAGGCTATATCCAAACCTTGATGAGGCAGAGGGCGTGGTTAATCCACAAGACGTTAATCTATTGTCAAATGGATTTGAAATGATTACTACAGGCGGTGATGGAAACGCTTCAGGTGGCACATACATCTACCTTGCAATAGCAGCAGACCCTGATATAACAGAACCAGTTGTAGAGGATAGCTTTGATGTTGTTACTTATACAGGGAATGGTAGTACTCAAACTATTAATACAGACTTCAAGCCTGATTTGGTTTGGGTGAAAGGTCGTTCAGCTGCCGATAATCATTTCTTAAACGATTCTATTAGAGGAGCAGGATATACTTTATATTCTAATCTAACAAGTGCAGAAAATCCGCCTTCTTCTGACTCAGCTATATCTTCTTTCGATTCAAATGGATTTACTCTTTCTTCAAGTGCAGGTGTAAACAGAAATTCTTCAACCTATGTAGCGTGGGTTTGGAAAGCAGGCGACCACGATGACAACCTACCACAGATAAACACAAACGGAACTATAGATAGTGTTGTTAGTGTGAATGCTGCTGCAGGGTTTAGTATTGTGAAGTGGACAGGAACCGGCAGTACATTAACTGTTGGCCACGGACTTTCTTCTACTCCTGAATTGATTATAAATAAATCTATAAGCGGTGCGTATGATTGGCACGTCTATTCTTCAGCTACAGGTGCTACAAAAGGTTTATATCTTAATGATTCTGCTGCGGCAGCAACAAGTACAGCTTTTTGGAATAATACCGCACCTACATCAACAGTATTTTCTGTTGGTACAGGAAATAACAACAATTCAGGTCAAACACAAATAACCTACTGTTTCCATTCAGTATCTGGGTATCAGAAGATAGGGAATTATAGTGGAACTGGAGTAAGTGGTCAAACTATTACAACAGGATTTCAACCAAGATTTGTAATGATTAAGGCTACTAATCTTGCTTCAAGTTGGTATATGATTGATGCCGTAAGACCAAATAATAAGTTTTCAACAGCAAACGGAAGCAATACAGAGTACACCGCAAGTGACACCCATACATTCACATCAACAGGATTTACATTATCAGGAGAGTCATATAATAATTCAGGATATGATTGGATTTATTTAGCAATAGCATAAACAATGGAACAATTGAAGATATACTTTTTAAATAACAGAATAAATAAATAATTATGGCACTAACTAAGGTAACAAAGCATGTTTTAGAAGAAAATGTACAGTTAGCTGGTACAGAAAGCATGGGAGTCCCTTCAGGAACTACAGCAGAAAGACCTAGTGTACCTGCCGCTGGAATGTTCCGATATAATACAACAACAAATGAATTTGAGGGATATACTACCGAATGGGGAGGTATTGGTGGTGGAGATGTAGCAACTATATACTATAATGCATTTACAGGAGATGGCACTACAGTTGCTTTTACTGCTTCACAAAGTATAGATTCTAAAAATAATACTCAAGTTTATTTTGATGGGATATATCAATCAAAAGATAATTATTCTGTTTCAGGAACTACTATAACATTTACTACAGCGCCTCCTAATGGAACTGATATAGATTTAGTACATATTAAAGCAATAGCACTTACTACTGTAGCAGATGGCTCTATAACAAATACTAAAATGGCTGCTGACGCTATTGATTCAGATCAGTATGTTGATGGAAGTATTGATACTGTTCATTTAGCAGACGATGTTGTATCATACGAAAAACTTGGTGCAAGATTTACAGATAAACAAGATATTGCAACAACAAGCGGTACAATTAATTTAGATACTTCTCTTTATTCTATATTTGAAATCACTTCTGCTTTGACAGGAGCTACCACTTTAAATATTCAAAACTTTAAAAAAGGGCAAGTAATTGATATCTTAGTAACTGGAGCGCAAACCATTACAATGGCAGACGACTTTACAACTTCTACTATAAATCAAGCTGGAAGCGGCGTATATGATGGTGCTTCTTCAAACCATATTCAAGTAGTATGTATTGATGATAATGATTCAGATGCAATATTAATTTATTCGGTTGCAACATATACAAGCGACACAGACCCATCTTAAAATAATATAAAATGAAAGGAATAAACTTAAACGGTACAATAAAAACATATTCTTCAGTTCCCAAAACTTGGGGTAATATTCTTGGGGTTAATTATATGTCGGATGAAGATTTAAAAGGTCTTGGATTTTACGATGTTGTAATGCCAGAAACAAAACAATCTGAACAACTTGGGGAAATATATTTTGATGCCAATCTTGAAGTGTTTACATACCCAGTAGAAGCAAGAACATATACACAAACAGTCGCTGAATTAAAAGAACAAAAGATTGCAAATCTTAAAGATTTATACAACCGTGAACTTGCAAAAACTGATTGGTATATAATTCGTGGTCAAGAAGGAACTGCCGTTCCACAAGACATCCTTGATGCAAGAACGGCATTAAGAACTGAATGCGCAACACACGAAACAAATATAAATGCGTTAACAACAAAGGCAAGTGTAATTGATTACGAACTTCCAAGTTTTATATAAATGGGATTAAATAAAAGACTTATTGACCAAGCTGGCGGTGGAATAGTCGCAACAGATAATTTTAATGTTGGGCTTTATGATGGTAATTGTACATCGCAATCAATAAATGCTGGTTTCGCTGCAGATTTTGTGTTAATTAAAAACCGCACTGTTGCCCAAGGTTGGTCTTCGTGGGATACTGTTATTGGAGCCTCAAATGGTTATTTACAAACCCAACTTACAAATGCACTTGCACCAGCACAAAATATGCTTACATTTGATTCTGAAGGTTTTAACGTAAGTACAAACGGAGGCGCATACACTCAAACAAATCGCTGTAGTTCTAGTGATAAATATGTTTACTATGCATTCAAGGCTGGAGGTTCAGCGGTATCAAACACAAATGGTACAATTACTTCTCAAGTGTCAGCAAATCCTGATGCAGGGTTTAGTATTGTTAAGTATACTGGGAATGGAAGTACAGCTACAGTAGGACACGGATTGAGTTCAACTGTAGAGTTGCTTATTGTAAAAGGATTAGAAACTACAAATGATTGGTCAGTACTTCATAAGGATTTAACTAATGGTAATTTCTTACAATTAAACCTTTATGCTATTCAATCAGGTTCAGGAAGTATTTTTGGTAGTCCTACGGCAAGACCAACAAGTACTGTTTTTACGATAGGAAATACAGGTGAATCAGGTACAGTCAACAAGGATTACATCGCCTACTGTTTCCATTCAGTAGATGGATATCAGAAAGTGGGTAGCTTTCAAGGAACATCAGCAGTCGGTAATAAAATAACAACAGGATTCCAGCCACGTTTTCTTATGATTAAAACTTATATTGGATATATAGAATATTGGTACATTTTCGATGCTGCAAGAAATACTTCTAATCCAAGGAATAAACATTTAAAAGCTGACCAAGCTGATTCTGAAAATACAGGTTATGATATAAATTTTGATTCAGATGGATTTACAATAAATACCGCATATTCATTTAATCATTCAAACAATACTTGTATATATTTAGCAATAGCATAAACAATGGAAAATTTTAAAATAAAATAATAGAAAATGGCGCTAACTAAGGTAAAAAATGATCTATTAAATCTAGGAGTAAGTACTGCAAGTCTAAACCTACCTAAAGGCACTACTGCTCAAAGACCTACTTCTCCTGTCGCTGGTATGATTAGAGAGAATACAGATTTAAATTCCTTAGAATACTATAATGGTACAGAGTGGAAACTAGTATTTGCTGAAATACCTCCTTATGATATAGACTATTTAGTTGTAGCTGGAGGCGGTGGTAGTGGATCTGGTGGAACAACTCACGCAAATACAGGTGGCGGTGGCGCTGGAGGATTACTTTATTCTACTGGCTACGAATTAACATCTGGCACTCAATACACAATTACAGTTGGTGCAGGAGGAGCAGGAGGTGTAAGTGGATACACAGATGACGGAAAAAACGGAGTTGATTCTTCATTTGATACTATAACAGCTACTGGTGGTGGCGGAAGCTCTGCTTGGAATGGTTCAAGAACTTATGTTGATGGAGGATCAGGAGCTGGTGGTAGTGGTTATACTAATATAACAAATGGAAGTTTAGGTGGTACTGGCACTATTGGTCAAGGAAATAATGGTGGAAATGGAGATAATAGTAGTCCAAATAGCTCAAATTCAGCTAGTGGCGGAGGTGGGGGAGCTTCTGTAGCTGGTTCAAATGGAAGTTTAGGAACGGGGGGCGATGGAGGAAATGGTACTCAAATATCAATAACAGGTAGTGCTTTGTATTATGCTGGAGGTGGCGGAGGTTCAGGAGAATCTACTGCTGGTGCTGCTGGTTTAGGCGGTGGCGGTGCAGGTAGAGGAGGAACTACAAGTTTAGATGGAACTAATGGTTCTGCTAATACAGGTGGAGGTGCTGGGGGTGCTGGAGGAGGCACAACTGCCGCAACTGCAGGCGGGACTGGTGGCTCTGGAGTAGTAATACTAAGAATGCTAACTTCAAATTATACAGGAACAACCACAGGCTCTCCAACAGTTACTACAGATGGTAGCAATACAATATTAACATATACAAGTTCTGGTACATATACAGCATAGATTATGGCAATTACAAAAGTAACAAACGATTTATTAGATTTAAGTGTTTCTACTGATGCTTTAGCTTTGCCTAGTGGTACAACAGCGCAAAGACCTACAAATCCAGTAGAGGGTACGATACGACATAATACCGAGATAGGGGAAACAAAATTAGAAACTTATAATGGTACTGGATGGGCTACTGTAAATAAATTTGAACCTCCTGTTGCTTCTTACCTTGTAGTCGCTGGAGGCGGCTCTGGGGGGCTTGCTAATAATAATGCTGACCATAATAATACTGGCGGAGGAGGAGCAGGAGGATTACGAACTTCTTATGGTAGCACTTCAGGAGGTGGTTCATCAGCAGAATCAGATTTATTATTGAGCAACGGAACCACATACACAATAACAGTAGGTGGTGGAGGAAGTCAAGGCAATGGAAGCGATTCATCAATATCAGGCGCTGATATTACAACAATAACATCCCTTGGAGGAGGATTTGGTGGTGGTGGTTATAATCCACTCAATCTTCCATACGGCATTCCAGGTAGTGCTGGAGGATGTGGCGGTGGTGGCGGAAACCTTTATAACCGATCTGGTGGTGCTGGAACGGCAGGACAAGGATATGCTGGTGGAACAAATTCAGGTAGTGGAAATAGTAGTTATCCAGCTTCTGGAGGCGGTGGAACAGCATCTGCTGGAGTTGCGTCAACTTGTTGTGCTCCTGGGGCTGGTGGGGATGGATTATCAGTATCAATAATAGGTTCAGCTATAAATTATGGCGGCGGTGGAGGCGGTTCTTACGGACCTACTTCTGGCGGAACCGCTTCTGGAGGTATTGGTGGCGGTGGCTATGGTGCAGCAGGAAGTGGTAATCCAGATGGTGGCCCTGGAACTGCAAATACTGGCGGCGGAGGCGGAGGAACTTGGGGTAAAAGTAGAAGTGGAACACCTCAATGGCCAGGCGGTTTAGGCGGCTCAGGTGTTGTGATTTTAAGAATAGCTACAGCTTCATATTCAGGTACTTATACAGGGAGCCCTACAGTAACAACAGACGGAACAGATACAATTTTAACATATACATCAAGCGGAACATATACCGCATAATAAATTAAATTATGGCACATTACGCAAAAGTTTCAAATGGTATAGTAACAAAAGTAATTGTTGCAGAAGCAGACTTCTTTAACAACTTTGTTGATGACTCGCCTGGAAAATGGATTCAAACTTCTTATAACACAAGAGGAGGTAAACACTACAATCCAGAAACAGGAGAGGAATCTACAGACAAAGAGCCTTTAAGAAAAAACTATGCAGGAATAGGGTACACTTACGATGAGGTAAGAGATGCTTTTATTCCGCCCCAACCTTTTAATAGCTGGATTCTAAATGAGGATACTTGTTTATGGGAATCTCCTGTACCTTATCCTACAGATGGTAAAATGTATAAGTGGGATGAAGAAGCTGGAAATTGGGTTGAACTTGTAATTGAATAAAAATGGCTATAGATAAAATAGACCATCCAGAGTTACTAGAATTAGATTCTAGCACAGGGGCTACTGCACTTCCTAGAGGAACGACTGCACAGCGCCCTGCATCCCCTTCTGCTGGATATATTCGTTTTAATACTACTGACAACGTATTAGAAACTTACAATGGAACCGAATGGCTTACTATAGATACTACTGATTATCCTTACAGCATAGAGTATTTAGTTGTAGCTGGTGGGGGTGGTGGCGCACAATATACAGGTTCTGGTGGGGGAGGAGCAGGTGGTTATTTGTCATCAACAACTTCTTTATCTACAGGTATTATTTATTCAATTACAATAGGTGCTGGAGGTGCTGGAGGGGTAAATACAAGCGAAAGTGTTTCTGGAAATGATTCTTCCATTTTAGGAGGCTCTGTAAGTATAACATCAATAGGCGGTGGAGGTGGCGCAGGATATAAAAATTCTTTTTATGCTGCTAAAAATGGCGGTTCAGGTGGTGGTGGAGCGTATGCTGCAACTACTTCTGGCGGTTCTGGTACTTTAGGTCAAGGAAATGATGGAGCAACAGGTGGCGGTGGTCCTGGAGATGTTGGAGGTGGCGGCGGTGGCGCAGGAGCTGCTGGAAGTGGCAGACAAGGTGGTATAGGAACTTCTTCTACAATAACAGGGTCATCTACATATTATGCTGGGGGAGGAAGTGGTGGTCAATATCCATCTGGTAGTACACTATCTGGCGGATTAGGTGGCGGAGGAACTGGTGGCTTAAACGGAGGCGGATACACATCTGGTACAACAAATACAGGAGGAGGTGGAGGTGGTACAGGTTCAAGTTCTATAGCTACTCAGGGTGGATCTGGTGGTTCTGGAGTGATTATACTTCGTATGCCTACCGCAAACTATTCTGGAACTACAACTGGCTCTCCTACTGTTACAACTGATGGATCGGATACAATATTAAGCTACACTAGTAGCGGAACTTATACAGCTTAAAATACATATAATTAAATAAAATGAATTTAATAAGAAAAATATCAATTGGTAGAGATTATAAAAATGATGCAATGCATTATTCAATTAATCAAGAAGTATTTGGCGGACATACTATATCCGAAATACTTGAAGAAGAAGAAGGATACGTAATATATATAAAGAAGAATGACGAAATATTGCCATGGAAACATTTTAATAAGAATATGGCGGTATCAATTGAATTTAATTTAGAATATTAATGAAACATACACATGCTTATATTGTAGAACCAATTAATGGTAGATACAATAATAAGAAAAATGTTGAAGACAAAGAATTAATATTAAATACATCTATAGAAGATCATAAATTTGTAAATAGGAACGGTGTTATAATTGAAACACCTATTATTAAAGACGAATATGATTTACAAATAGGTGATGAAGTAATTATTCACCACAATGTATTTAGAAGATATTATGATATTCGCGGCAATGAAAAAAACAGTCGTAACTTTTTTGAAGAAAACAAATATTTTTGTTTTTCAGATCAAATATTTTTGTACAAAAGAAACGGTAAATGGTATACTCCAAGCGGTTTCTGCTTTGTAAAGCCAATACACAACTTAAATATGTTTGATGATGCTAAAGAAGAGCCATTAATAGGCGTTTTAAAGCATTTAGGAGACGATATAAAAGCTTTTGGACTACAAGACAATGATTTGATTGGTTTTACACCAAATAGCGAATATGAGTTTATAATTGACTCAGAAAAATTATATAGAGTACCACTTAATTCAATTTCAATTAAATATGAACGCAAAGGAACTGAAGTCGAGTATAATCCAAGCGGGTTATAAGGCAGTACACGAGCTTATAAGGGTAGCAGAAGAAGAAATAATAGTAGATGGCGGTGAAGATGAATTAGCTGCTGATAGATTAAAGAATGCTGCTGCTACAAAAAAACTTGCAATATTCGATGCTTTTGAAATTCTTAGCCGTATAGAAGCGGAAAAGAATATAATGGAAGATAAACCCGTTGAAAAGAAAGAAGCGTTTGGTGGATTTGCTGAAAGAAGATCAAAATAATGTACGAACAGACATTAGTTAAAACCGTAACACCAATTAAACCTAACGTAATCAAAAGATTAAATAGGTATAACAAATGGGAATACGGTTATAATAAAGAATACGATATTATTGTTATCAGCAAAAACGGTAAGATTGGTGAAATTATTGAAATACAGGGATTGTGTATAGCATTGCCACCGCAACCAAAAGAAATTGATAATAATAATAACAGATGGGAACCGCACGAATTTCCTAAAGAATTAAATAACATTAAAAGTATATTTGATTGGGAAACATATCCGGATTCATTTAAAAATAAATGGTATGCATACATTGATAGAGAGTTTACAAGACGCGAAGAAGGTTATTGGTTTAACAACAAAAACATTCCTACTTACATTACTGGTTCTCATTATATGTACTTGCAGCACACCAAAATTGATGTTGGGAAACCAGATTATAGAGAAGCCAACAGACTATTCTTTATTTTTTGGGAAGCATGCAAGGCAGATAAAAGATGCTATGGGATGTGCTACCTTAAAAATCGGCGATCTGGGTTTAGCTTCATGTCATCTGCCGAGACCGTTAATCAGGCTACAATCACCTCTGATGCTCGGTTCGGTATTTTATCCAAGACAGGTTCAGATGCAAAGAAAATGTTTACCGATAAGGTTGTACCAATATCCGTCAACTATCCGTTCTTTTTCAAACCAATACAGGACGGGATGGACAGACCAAAATCAGAGCTTGCGTATAGAGTACCCGCATCAAAGCTTACCAAAAAATCCATTACAGAAACCAATGAAAAACAAATATTAGAAGGATTAGATACTACTATTGACTGGAAAAATACAGGTGATAACAGTTATGATGGTGAAAAGCTTAAGTTATTAGTTCATGATGAATCAGGTAAATGGGAAAGACCTGATAATATATTAAACAACTGGAGGGTAACAAAAACAACACTACGATTAGGTAGTAGAATTATAGGAAAGTGTATGATGGGATCAACATCCAATGCATTAGAAAAAGGTGGTGATAACTTCAAAAAACTTTATTATGACTCAGACATTACCAGAAGAAATAAAAATGGACAGACTAGTTCGGGATTATATTCTTTGTTCATACCTATGGAATGGAACTACGAAGGATACATTGATTCTTTTGGATACCCTGTCTTTGATACGCCAGAAGAACCCATCATTGGCAATGGAGGCGACTACATTGACACAGGCGTAATAGACTTTTGGGAAAATGAAGTTGAAGGTCTTAAACATGACAGTGACGGTTTAAATGAATATTATCGTCAATTTCCTCGTACTGAGGAACATGCGTTTAGAGATGAAGCTAAAAATAGTATATTCAATTTAAGTAAAATATACGAGCAAATTGATTTTAATGAAACAGCTATAAGAGATGGTCTTGTAACAAAAGGATCGTTTAGTTGGGAAAACGGAATTAAAGATACAAAAGTATTATTTACTCCAAATCCAAATGGTAGATTTTTAATTAGCTGGGTACCGTCTAAGAATCTGCAAAACAATGTAATAGTAAAGAATGGCACTAAGTGTCCGGGGAATGAACATATTGGTGCATTTGGATGTGACTCATATGATATATCAGGTACAACAGATGGTATAGGGTCTAAAGGTTCATTGCATGGGTTAACAACCTTTAGTATGGAAGATGCCCCGCCGCATACATTTTTTTTAGAATATATAGCTAGACCTCAAACTGCTGAAATATTTTTTGAAGATGTTTTGATGGCTTTAGTTTTTTACGGTATGCCAATACTTGCAGAAAATAACAAACCAAGATTGTTATATCATTTAAAACGAAGAGGTTATAGAGGTTTTTCAATGAACAGACCTGATAAAATTTGGAATAAATTATCTATAACAGAAAAAGAAATAGGTGGAATACCTAATACATCTGAAGATATAAAACAAGCTCATGCCGCCGCTATTGAAACATACATAGATAAATATGTTGGATATAATGAAAACGGGAGTGGTAATATATATTTCAATAAAACATTAAATGATTGGGCTAGGTTTGACATAAATAAAAGAACAAAATATGACGCTACTATTAGTTCCGGGCTTGCTATTATGGCTTGTAATAGGCATTTATATCATCCAAAACCGAAACACGAAAAACAATCATTAGGAATAAAAATACAAAGATTTAATAATAAAGGAATGCATTCGCAAATAATTAAATAGCATGGCTGAAACAATTTTAAAAAGTTCATTTCCAAGTCAAATAGCAAGCGATGCTGAAAAGGCTAGTTTAGAATATGGGTTAGAAGTAGCTCGTGCTATTGAACATGAATGGTTCAAGAGAGACTCTGGAGCTACTAGATTTTATTCTAATAGAGATGAATATCATAGATTACGATTATATGCTAGAGGCGAACAATCTGTAAAAAAATATAAAGATGAATTATCTATTAATGGTGATTTATCTTATTTAAATTTAGATTGGAAACCTGTACCTATTATACCTAAATTTGTAGATATTGTAGTAAACGGTATGTCTGACAGGCTTTACGATGTTAAAGCTTTTTCTCAAGACCCATCTTCTGTGGCTCAAAGAACAAAATATGTTGAGTCTATTATTGAAGATATGCAAACAAGGGAAATATCTGATCAGATTCAACAACAATTAGGTATAAACGTTTATAATAACGATCCGTCTAAATTACCAGAATCAGAAGAAGAACTGTCATTACATATGCAGCTTGAATACAAACAAGCTATTGAAATAGCTCAAGAGCAAGCTATTAATTCTGTAATGAATGCAAATAATTATGATCTTACACAACGTAGAATCAATTATGATTTAACAGTTATTGGAATTGGTTGTGTAAAAAATGAATTTAATAAGTCTGAAGGAATTAAACTTAAATATGTTGATCCAGCAGATATTGTTTATTCTTATACATATTCACCTTATTTTGATGATATATATTATATTGGAGAAGTTAAAAGCGTGACTATCAATGAGTTAAAGCAACAATTTCCTGAGTTAACTGAAGAAGACTTAAGTGATTTAACTAAGCAAGGTGTACAAACACCAGCTTCTCATAATAGATTTATTAATGAGGATAGCGTACTTGACGCAAATACTATTCAAATTTTATACTTTAATTATAAGACTTATAATAACGAAGTATTTAAAATAAAGAAAACAGCATCTGGTGCTGATAAAGCAATACCTAAAAACGATCAATTTAATCCACCAAAAGACGATAGATCAAGATTTGAAAAAGAATCAAGATCAATTGAAGTGGTTTATGATGGAGCATTTGTACTTGGTACTAAGAAAATGCTTAAATGGGGAATTGCTAAAAATATGGTTCGTCCTAAAAGTGATACTACAAAAGCAATGCTTAATTACCACGTTGTTGCTCCTCGTATTTATAAAGGACGTATTGAATCTTTAGTAAGCCGTATAACTAGTTTTGCGGATATGATTCAATTAACGCATTTAAAATTACAGCAAGTATTAGCAAGAATGATTCCAGATGGAGTTTATTTAGACGCTGATGGTCTTGCTGAAATTGATTTGGGTAATGGAACAAACTATAATCCTCAAGAAGCATTAAACATGTTTTTCCAAACTGGATCTATTATTGGTAGATCTATGACCCAAGATGGTGATTTAAATCCCGGTAAAGTGCCAATTCAGGAATTAACATCTAATGGTGGTAATAATAAAATAAGTTCACTTATAAGTACTTATAATTATTATTTACAAATGATTCGTGACGTGACAGGTTTAAATGAGGCTAGAGATGGTTCTATGCCAGATAAAAACGCACTGGTCGGTGTACAAAAACTTGCGGCAGCAAATTCAAATACTGCTACACGTCACATATTACAATCAAGTCTATATCTTACCGCTAAAACAGCAGAAGCTATTAGCTTGAGAATATCAGATGTGTTAGAATTTTCACCAACAAGAGATTCATTTATTTCTAGTATAGGTAGATTTAATGTAGGCACATTAGAAGATATTAAAAATATGCACTTGCATGATTTTGGTATATTTATTGAATTAGCACCGGACGAAGAAGAAAAGCAATTACTTGAAAACAATATTCAACAAGCATTAGCTAAAGATCAAATTTATCTTGAAGATGCTATTGATATTAGAGAAATAAAGAATATTAAACTTGCTAATCAGCTTCTTAAGGTTCGTAGAAAAAAGAAATTACAATCTGATCAAGAAATTACACAACGTAATATTCAAGCACAGGCTAATGCTAATTCACAGAATACGCAAGTTGCAGCGCAAATGGAAGTTCAAAAGAATGAAGCAATGACAAATCAAAAAGCACAGCTTCTTCAAATTGAAAATGATCTTGCGATGCAAAAAATGCAACAAGAAAAAGAACTTAAGAAAGAACTTATGAAATATGAGTTTGATCTTAATATAGCTCTTAAAGATAAAGAAAATGAAGTGATTGACAAAAAAGAAAAGTATAAAGAGGATCGTAAAGACGAAAGAACTCGTATACAAGCGTCACAACAATCTAAACTTATAGAGCAAAGAAAAGATAGAAAAGGTGAACAAGAATTTGAATCTGCTGGAAATGATACAATGGGTAGCGGATTCAACTTAGAAATGTTTGAACCTCGATAATTTTTATTTAACCAATTTTATATTATTTTATTATGGCAGAAGAAACAACGAATGTTGAAGAGACTGTACAGGAAACAGTTGAACAACAAGTACAAGAACAACAAGAGCAACAAGAGCCTATTGTTGATGATACTAATATTACCACATCAGATGATGGTACTATTAAAATAGATTTACGTAAAAAACCTAAAGAAGAAATAGATGCCGTTCAAGAGCAAGAAACAACAAGCGTGGATGTGGGCGAACGAACCGAAGATAGCGCGGGAGTGGACCGAGAAATACGGACCGATAACGATGAAAGCACAGCAGAAGAGCAAGTGCTCGAGCTCGTACAGGATGAAGAAACGGTAGAGCAAGAAGCTACATTAGCGGATAAAATAAAAGATATTCCTAATAAGCTTAAAGCGGAGGAAGAAAGTGTAAATAATAAT